AAATCTCCTTATGAACCTTCACACAACCTGGCATATTAACTATAGGAGTTCCTACCTGCATAGTAACAGGAACAGTTGGAGGAATTGAAGTAGGAGGTTCAACATTCCACACTCTAGCATCTGAAATATATCTTACACCAATGGGTCTTATAGATGCATTTGTTGGTCTAATAGTTTGTATTATCTGAACGCTATTATTACCAATACCTATGATAGGTATCTCATCATTACTACCACTACCAATGATACCAATATCAGGTATCATTTACTTTTAATCCACTCAGGAGGTTCTTGTCCTTCTAAGTTATTATAATTTGGACCTAACCAATTACTTCTAACCATTGCTGGATGAAGTATATTTTTAAAGTAGTCTCTATGTTGTTCTACATGTGTACCAGTCTTTGCAAAACCAAAATCAGTTACTTCTACTAACCCAAGTCCTGCAACAGCAACAGCAATCACAGCACCAGCACCAGCAACCCACTTCTCAAGGTGACGAATTCTTCCCTTCAGTCTTTCATTCTCTTCTTGAGTTACTCTATCTACATCTTCTTTAAGATCTTTTATTTGTTGCTCTAATACAGCCATCCTACTATTCTGTTGAGCATCAATCTTATTAATAGAATCCTCCATAATCACCTCTATTGTGGGACTTGTTTCTTATAATCTTGATTAGGAACTTTAAGACCTTTCACAGGGCCACTAGTCTTTGGCCAATTATTAACTAACTGTATATATATTTCTTCTCTTACTACCTGTCTTATTGCTTCTATCTTCGCATCCTCTCTCTTCTGCGGACCACCTTGAATCTTATCTAGCTGATGATTACCACCAACAAATGCACCAGTTCCAAGAACTGCTGTTGCTGTTGTGATTGATGCTGCTTTTTGTATGTCCATTAGATTAATTCCTCTAGCATGAATAGACTAATAAGATTTAAATTAGCAGCATCCATAGCATCATCTGCGTCACTTCCTTCTTGACGATTAATAATAGCCACTACATTATCTACTATATATCCAGCATCTCTTAATTTTTCTGCTGCTTTAATAGCAGATCCACCTGTAGTAATAACATCTTCTAATACAGTTACCTTAGAACCTGGTGCTAGTTCTGGTCCTTCTATCCATGCCTTTGTACCATGTCCCTTTGGTTCTTTTCTTACTATTAAACCATCCATATATCTTTCTTCTATTGCTGATACCATAGCAACACCTGCCACTAATGGATCAGCACCTAGCGTGAGTCCTCCTACAGCATCACAGTCCTCCTCAAGACACTCAAACATACACCAACTGATAAACATAAGAGCATCACCTTGTAGGGTCACTGGCTTACAGTTAACATAATGTTGACTTTTCTTACCAGATGATAATTCAAAGTCACCTTTCTTATATGCTTCTTCTTTTAAGAGAGCAATAAAATCATTTCTATCTTGAATCATTTTTTCCTCTGCACGTCATATTCAATTACAATTTTGTTAGATGTTCTCCCAGAATGGTCACTAGTAAATAGCTCCTCCATAGTACCACCTAGTTTATTTACAATAGATTGTAATTCTTCTTTTAGTTCTTTATTCATCATATTCCTCCTTTGATATATCCCAATCAACTATAATACGTCTAGTTGTTTTACCTTCCATATTGATATGTTTTTGATCAAGACTCGTCCAAAGTCCCATACGTTCTCCTAATTTCACGTAATTCTTCAAAGTCTTTCTGTTTAGTTCCTCCATCATAAGCCCAGGCATAACCCTCCGTAATCATTTGTTCATTTAAGGAAATAAGATCCTCGTTAATATAGAGCCAACCAAGAAGCCTACCATACTTCCCCATGCCACCGACAAGTTCAGTTCTAATAGAGAGTTCATCACCGTCTCCTGCAATAGTGTCTTCTAATTTTTTCTTTAACCAATTGGTAGCATCTATTCCTAATGCTTTCTCTTCAAGGTCTCTTGTCCTCTTCTCTGGTGTGTCCACACCCGCAATTCTTACCCGTTCTTTCTTGTATAAATCGAATCCAAGATCTATGGTGACATCTATCGTATCCCCGTCCAGTACTCGGTTTATCTCCGTCACTCGGAAGTTGTAACAACTCTTCCTGCTCGGGGGTACCATTGCTCCCATCTTCCCACTCCAATTCTATTAGTGATTTATTTATAGACTCTTCTACTGGTGTTCTATTCTGCTCTGCTTCCCAATTCCTGATGTCCTGAATCCACTGACCTGGAGTGGTGGCTATCATTAATGGGGTTAGGATTCCAATCATCGTACTTGAATATCCAGAATATTGTAACACATACTCCTACTAGAAGTATAGCTAACATAATATTTACACCATGAACAACCTCAGTCATCCTAATAAATCTGGAGGATGACTATGTTCAATGTTCTTACCCTTTTCTTTTATCCATAGGGCTTTACCTTCATGACCATGAGCTATACCTAACTCATGCATCTTTGCGTGCTCATCAATAGGATCTCTAAGGGGTTGACTCCCTGGACCAAAGGTAAGATATAATCCATACCCCACTAAGAAAAATAATAATGCTACTATAATAGCAATTATCTGTCCCTCAGGAGACAGTCCTGGATAGTTCCCATGAGGAATTAAATTAATAAAGGTCATGCCAAATTATAAAGATTAATAAGTGATGAAAATATTATACCCCATACTAATACTTTTGTCAGTATAAGAGTCATTATACTTCCCTCAATGCATAGTCAATAAAAAGAGGATGCTCCTGTAACGTTGGAACATCCTCCTTACTATTCTGTATAGCTTCGTATGCATCCTCCGCATACTCACAGATTTCTAAATGATTCTGTGCTAAATCGTGATAACCTACTGTGTAGTGTTGGGGCATGATTTTTCAATCCCAGTACTACCGATATTTATAGCACAGGTTGAGTAATTTTGCCTAGTTTGGTGTGAGCTTCCTGACTGTGTTAGAGAACCTGCACAACTCCTTTGACATCTGGGATCTCCATCATAAGTTTCTTTTCAATACCTTGCTTCAAAGTCATAACACTCATAGCACAAGTCTCACATGCACCACCAAGTCTTACCTTAACATAACCATCTTCAGTCTCAACATACTGTAAAGATCCACCATCTGCTTGGATGTATGGTAACAATTCTTCTAAGACTGCTATTATGTTTTCATCGTTAAGTTCCATTACAAAAGAATAGCACCTATAATGAATCCTTTTGCAAAACTTATACAAACTACTTGATAGTCAGTGAGACCCCACTTCTCCTGACATTTTTTAATTAGATTTTTATCCCATTCAACTAATTTATTAAACCCATCCTTAGGGTTAAAGTTCCACATCTTCTTCCTCCTCTATTTCTAATTTTCTTCTGAGAAATAATATTTCTCTTTGAAGTTCATCTTTTTCTATCTTTAGTTGTTCGATTTCTTGTTCGTAAACAATAATCATTTGCTCAAGTCGTACTACATCATTCTCTAGATCCCACCTTGGTTTGGGATATTGGTTGTTCATTTGAATAATTAGTTATTCATTTAAGTTTCTCTTTACATTTTGTAAGGAGGTTCTTGGGGTGTATCAGTAGTAATTTTAAGAGGTGCTTGCTCAATTCTAATTGTTTGAGTAGGACCAGATTTTGCTATGATAGCCTCAATGTCTTTTGCAGTGACAGGAGGTGCTCCACCATTACTACTACCATTACCATTCATCTTCATAGTGCCATCACCCTTCTTAGAAGCAGTCTGAATCCCAAAGCTAGCAAGAACTCCTGTAAAAACCGAAGCTATAAAAGTTGGATCGATTTTCTGCTGCGGTACACCTGGGATGGCCACGTAATTTAAAGTCAAAATTCCACCGCTCCAGGCAAGGACCGTAATTCGCACCATTGTCGAGATGATTGCTGCTTGTTCTTCAGCATCAGGGACAATGGCAGATTTTACTTTACCAAAGAAACCTTTCTTTTTCTCTTCCTTCTTTACCTCTTCAGGCATAGCAGTATAGCAACTACGCTATTTAGAAAGTAGGAACTCCTAAACCACCACCAGGAACAGTAGCAGAATCAGAAGGAGGTGCAAGATCAGGAGCACCTATAGGTAGAGCACCTCCACCAAGACCACCACCTAGAGACCCAGTAACTGCTTCAATAGCTTGAGACTTGATGCCATCAACAATTGAATCTCTGTTGACATATACATATACACCACTAGCGATAACGGCAGTAGATACAAGACCAGACGTAATAGCAATGATATTGACAATTTTTTGCATTATTTTCCTATGCGAGGTTATTTATTTAGGACTAGTATAATATGCTTTGAAGTAACTGACAAGCCCTGAAGTGGTGGGTTGTCTTCTAGTCCACTCTTCAGCACAATCATAGATGGCTTTACTAGAATAAGTGGAACCAAATTGTTTTAAGAGAATAGTTAAAGTCTCTTGGCGAAGTTCCTCCTTAGGCATCATGTCTGTCAATACAATTCCTCCTCTTTGTTTAATTCTATTGTAACATCTGATGTAGGATATGCAACGCATGTCAACACATATCCTGCTTCTATTTGTTCATCATCTAACATTGATTGATCATCTTGATTAACTGTGCCTTCTATTATCTTACCAGCACAAGTAGAGCAAGCACCTGCTTTACATGAATAAGGCATATCAATACCTTCTTCTTCTGCCTGTTCCATTATTAGAACGTCATCATCACAATCAAAAGTTGATTGTTCTCCTTCTTCATCTATAAGTGTTACTGTATACGAAGCCATGTGATTAATGCAACCTGATTTATATATTACTATATTATTCCTAAAGATCCTGCGGTAAATCCTACCGCGAGAAAAAAACCAAACTCTAGAATATCTCTAGAGCCTGGTGGTATTGAAGTTAAAAGTACTGCTAGGGGTATCATTGGAATACAAATGATAGTCCACTTGAATATGCAGTTGCTGCTACTACAGCTATGAAAATAATTTGAGGCATTTGATTAAGACTAAACTGATTACTCCTACCATTGCTAAGCGTCCATTCCAACGCTCAGCAAATCTCCAATAAGGGTGACTCCAATCCATTATATACCAGAAGGAACAGCTACAGGTTGTGCTATTCTAACACCTTTACCACCATCATCATCGTCATCATCATTATTAATAGCACGTGAAATTAATTCCACTAGTACTAAAGCTGCCATTGGATAAAAAATCCATAGGATAGCCATGAATGGTGAGATATCATTAGTTGCTTGAAGTTCACCCATGTGTTTTGGTATGAAGATAAATGAGTAATTATTTAGTTATGTAAAGTATTTGAAGTGAGTATAAGCTCCTATGATTGCCCAGAAAGCAATCATTGCAAATCTTCCGTTGGCTCTCTGCCATATTGCTGTGTTAGACATTTAAAATACTCCTGGAATAATGTTTCCAGTGGTTGCATAAGCACCCAATGCTGCAATGATGCCAATCATTGCCCAACGTCCGTTAGCAAGTTCTGCTGCTGAAAAATCTTGATCTTGATTCATTGTTCTTAGATTAAAGGGATAGAATTTAAAGAGACCTTTGACATTAAAATATGCCAGGTATAACTTGTCCAAAGAGGACATAGTTGTGTATTGCTGCAAAGAATCCAATCATTGCTAGACGAGAGTTAGTTAACTCTGCAACCTTCCAGTGATTGTAATCTTTATCCTGGTCGTCAATCCATGGCTGAGTCTGTGTACCAAACATATTCTGTTTGCCATACTCAGTGGTGACGTACTTGGATGTTGAAGTAGTCATCTTATGTTAAGAAACATAACAATATTATATAGAAATTGTTAAATTTGTAAAGAAACTTAACAGTAGGGGTATCCACACATCAAAAAGGGGGTCTTATGACCCCCATAAGATTAAGTTATGTTACTTACCTATCCTTTCAACCGCATCTCTTGACTTCTGTAATATGTCACCTTTAAGAGGAACGAATCCTAACTTAGGTGCTTTTGCTTGATACTCATCACTTAAAAGTGTACTGAGTGCAGTCTTAACTGGTTTAGTATTTCT